ACCATATGATTGTAATCCCATTAATTTACCTGCAAGGTCACATTCATGGCTAACTTTTATTCCTAGATCTAAGGCTACGTCACCGTAGTAAGTTCCAATTGAACCATGTTTACTAAAAGATGTTGTCTGAACTAACTTGTTGTTTTTAAATACAGTGGTAGCCACATCTTTATCTCCAAACCCATCTATAATCATATGATTTTTCATATCTCCATGTACCAAGTTATTACTTAAAGCGTGAGCCCAATGATGATTTACTCTCGTTACATTACCTAGTTCATGACAATAAAACTTAGTGCTTGGAAAAAATATTTTTTTATCTAGAGGAAAGTTATATATCCACGGGTCAAGGACCACGGACATTTCTTTAACATCGTTTATATCTATATTCCAATGATCAAATACTGTTTGTCTCCATTCTATAAGATTATTATAGGCATGATGTTTAGTATCAAAAATCCTTTCTGATTTTAAATAGTGAATCTCTTCACCATCAAAAAAAGATATGTTTGAGTCATGCTCGCATAGTCTAATAGATATAAAATTCATCAATCTAGAAGGTTTTGTTTTATTTCTTTTAATATAATTTTTTTAAATCTAGCCTCTTTAAATCTTTTATACCTTTCCATTAAAGGTACAAATTTTTCCCAAGTGCCTGCAGAAGAACAAGTTCTTATTATTCTTAATAATCTTTCATTAAAATCAAATCTTTTTAATTCTATCTCATGTTCACTATCAAAATGAACATAAGCCATGTCCTCATTTTTTTTAAATTTAAACTCTTCTATGTCTCCCCATAGATTAAACTCCATATTGATGTTTCTAAACCAGGTGGATATGTTAAAAGAGCCAGGTATTATTGAGCCATATTTTAGATGTGGGCTATCAGAAAAGTACGGAGAAGTTAAAGTCATTTTCACATCTTCCTCACAAAAGAATATGTAAGAAGTAGATAATTGAAACATCATATTGTTTTCAAAATTTGGTTTATGTGGAAAAGTAATGTTTAAAAAATTTTTAGATACAGGTATAAATTCGTTCTCCCTCATTTTATAATGACAACTCATAGGAGATTTTAATACAGCTATTCTAGAAGTTAAATCTTTGACAGCAGGACAGTAAAAAAGATTAGATGTTTTCTCTATATTTTTGGACATTCTTTTTCTTAAATCACTGCCTAATATAGAAGGGTCCTTGTATAAAATACTCCAATCATGATGTAAGTCTACATCTCCAGGTGACCAATATATTGTTGTTTTCATTGTAATCTTTCTGTACATAGTATATATACCACGTAAAAAGAACCTTTCAACAATAAAATAATTGGCTATAATGGGATTCTTATGTTACAAAAAATAGGCTTTCAACCAGGTATCAACAAACAAATCACACCCACAGGAGCAGAGGGACAATGGGTAGATTGTGATAATGTTAGATTTAGATATGGCACACCTGAAAAAATAGGTGGTTGGAATCAATTGGGGACATTAAACGAAAATGAATTGACTGGGGCAGGTCGAGGTCTACATCACTTTATTAACAGTTTATCTAGAAAATATGCAATCATAGGTACAAATAGAATATTATATGCTTTTTCTGGTGGTGTATTTTACGACATACATCCTATTGAATCTACAACCACTTTAACAAGCGCATTTACCACGACTAATGGATCGCCAACTGTGACTATAACTTACTCTAGTGCACATGGATTAGCACCAGGCGATATACTTTTAATGGATAGTTTTACAACTATTACAAATTCAAACTTTGGTGCATCAGATTTTGATGACAAAAAATTTATGGTGACCACTACACCTACCAATACAACAATAACTATTACAATGCCATCAAACGAAAGTGGGTCCGGTGCAACGACATCAGGAGGTATTAGAATACAAAAATATTATACTGTTGGTCCAGCTGTACAGGCTCAAGGATTTGGTTATGGATTAGGTTCTTGGGGTGGTGAAGCTTCTGGTCCTGTTACAACAACATTGGACGGTGCTTTATTAAATGACACAGCTGGCACCGGTGGATCAGGAACATCTATTACATTGACAAGCACAGTTAACTTTCCTGATTCTGGTACAAACTTTATTCAAGTGGGAACAGAAGAAATATCTTATACAGGTATTTCAGGAAATGATTTAACAGGAATTACAAGAGCAGTTAGAGGTAGTACAAGAGCTGCACACTCTGATGGTGCAACAGTAACTAATTCATCTGATTTTGTTGCTTGGGGAGAGGCTGCATCAGGAGACTTAGTTCTTGAACCAGGAATGTGGTCATTAGATAACTTTGGAGATAAAGCTATTTGTTTAATTCATGATGGTGCATGTTTTCAATGGGACTCTAGTTTATCAAACGCTACATCAACAAGAGCAACAATTATATCTGGTGCACCGACAGCATCACGTCATATGATAGTATCTACACCAGATAGACACTTAGTATTCTTTGGAACAGAGACAAACATAGGAACGCCATCATCACAAGATGATATGTTTATTAGATTCTCGGATCAGGAAGATATAAATACATATACACCCACAGCAACTAATACAGCTGGTACACAGAGACTGGCAGACGGATCACAGATCAGAGGAGCGATAAGAGGTAGAGATGCAATATATGTTTGGACGGATACAGCACTATTCACACAACGTTTTGTTGGTCAACCATTTACGTTTGCGTTTGCACAAGTTGG